CTACATAATCGTACTAAAGGATCACTGGCCACTCTTTGGCTAATCCAAATACAAATGGTAGCTAAATCTGATCCCGAAAATTTGCGTTTTCTCTTTACAAACTTCATCTCTCTTGCCAATTCTTCCAAAAATTCAGGTGTGATATAGCGCTGTAATTCTTCTGCAAATGGTTGTAACTCTTCTTGAATCGAGAGATTCATAAAAAACAGCATCCTTTCTCATTTATATTATTTAAGAAAGAATAACGTTTTTTTGTACTTGGGGGTAGTAAAAATCCTTAAGTTGATGGGCATGTACAGTTACTCATAAATTCCGTACTGTGTAACTCAAAAGAGAAAGTAGAATGAAATCAATGATAGCAAGGGATTTGGCGAAGGGGTCAGTTACACACAATACAAGATATGGGTAACTCATTGGAGAAAGAACAGGGGAGATAAGCAGTTGCCAAAAACTATTGATTTGGGTAAAACAGTTGCAAAGAATAAGTTAAGATATTGATAGGGGAAATAAGTGGCAGAGTCGTGACCGCTTTTTGGCAGGAAATGTGCCGGTTGTTTTGGAGTTCACGTGATATATTTGTATTGTGAGAAGTGGCGGAAAACACAACTCATAAATTCCTTTATAAACTATATGTTGTTTAAACGGTTTCGTAATGACGGCACATAAAATCCGGAACCAGCAGATGGTAATGATTGAATGATACCGTTATTAGGGAGAGCTTTTGCTCTTCTTTGAGCTAACAACATCCTAGGTAGGCAGAATCAGGAGAACCTGATAAGTTTTCCGATGGTGTCTGTCGCGGTTGTTAGCTGAGAGAAGAATAAAACTTCACATACCGGAATTAAAGTACAAATTAATAACCCATTTCAAAGCATCCATTCGGGTGCTTTTTATTTTGGAGGAGGATGAAAGGGATGGCTAATAACAAATTAAAGATTAATATTGATGCTGATACATCAGAAGCATTAAAACAAATGAAGGAAGTTACTGATGCTGCTAATGAATGTGTGGCTGCATTGGAGAAGTTGGAGAAGATTATGGGTAGGTTTACAGGTAAGAGTGAAGTGGATGGATTCACAGTAAAAGTTCCTACTGTTTTAGATGGGAAGACAATTAGTGAAGCTGTTTCTAGAATTCAACCAATGGCAAATACAATTGTTTCAAGAACATGCTAAGGAAAGATAAGGAGTGAGGATAATTGGACAGTGTTTTAAAAGGTAAGATTGCTGCACTTGGTCTTATACCTATTGATAAGAAAGCATATATCAAATATCTTAAGCCACTTGAAAAAGCACACAAAAAAGCCGGAATAGATGTTAAGTATTATAAGCTGTATGGCGAGAAACCTATGTTTTATTCTGTGGAATACCTGGAACGAACATCAATAAAAGAATTATTGGAAAAAGATAAATGGAGAAAGGATCTAAGTGTAAGGGGTGAGGGTGATGCAAGATGACATTGAGATTCGATTAAAAGAGTTCTATGAATTACATAAAGCATGTGAAGTTATTAGCCAATGGATTTTAGAATCTTGGGAATGGATAAAAGAGATGGCTGAGCTTTACATGCAATCTATTAATTGTGAATATGAACCAGTAACACCTAAACAAATATACGGATATGTTAAATATAAAGTAATGAGGTCACAGGTTATAGACCGTAAGCCTAAACACATAAGAGCGAGAACGGTTTGTTAATACAATTTTATATAGGTGGTGATTTGTGTGTTTAGGATATTTAAAATGTTTGCACATGATGTTAAGGTTCTTGGTCATAATGTGATTAAATTATTCAAAGCTACTAATCACGAACAAGTAAAAGCAACCTTGATTGTAGCTCATGATCCAATAGACAAGATGGTTGAAAAGGAAATGGCGCAACTGAAAGCGATAAAGGATGATAAGGAGTGCAAGGATATGTGTGATGTACGTACAGTGATTAACTATTACCATACTCATAAATGTTTAGCATGTGGTCATCAGGATAAAGTTAATTATCCTTCTAAAGAGGCGTATCAAGAAGTAACTGTTTGTCCTAAATGTAACGGTGCTTTTGTGGATATGTGGAAGTTAGAGAAGTACAAACAACATATCAATAAACATAAAGAATGTGAACATAAATATCAATTGATGGATAGTAAAACAACCACGATACAAGCTGATAATAAACAAGTATCTATCCATATCTTGGGGAGTTTCTATTGCGAGAAATGTCTTGATATTCAATTCCGTGGAAAGATTGAGGAAGGAGAAAAGAAAAGATGCAATTAACTAAACTCGAGAAGGCTGTTGCTCTTAGTATTATTTTTAATGCCATTGATAATAAAGAGTTGATTGGACATGTAAGCAAGGAAAAGATATCAGAAGTAGTTGAAGTGTTTGTGGAGTTAAAAGAAGATACAACACCAGAGAAAGAAAAGGAAACTCATATAAATGTAATCAATAAATTAATTGATTGTTTATTAAATGACGACGACTTATACAATGTAATTGGTGTAAATGAAGCTGCATCTATTCTTAATGTATCACCTGGTTATATCAAGAACCTTTGCGCTCAAGGAAAGATTGTAGCAAAGAAGATCGGCAATACATGGGTGATTAATAGATCAGGCTTAAGAGAGATAAAGAGATATGTACAGTTTAGATGTTTATCATGTGGATATACAGTTCAATATACTGAGCGACAAGCTAGAACTAAGGAGGGATTACGTTGTAAACATTTCGAATGTGGTGGTGCAATGATTGAAACAAGAATACAAAACCAAACAACAGAAGCGTAAGTTCTATGACAGTGGTGAGTGGAAGAGTATACGAGAACAAGTAAAGAAGCGTGACAACTATGAATGCCAAGAGTGTAAGCGTAATGGTCGCGTTCAAACAGACACCAATGAGTACAGTGAGAGCGCGAAGCGTAAGAAGATTCAGCTCGTTGTCCATCATATAAAAGAACTAGAACATCATCCAGAACTTGCATTAGAAATAGATAATCTAGAAACAGTCTGTGTGGGTTGCCATAACAAAGAACAGGGACGAGTGTTTGTAAAAAAGAAAAACAAATGGGAAAACGATGAAAAGTGGTAAAAATGATTCAGTAATAACACCCCCCGGTTCGAGAATTGGGCTTTTTTTCGTCTAAGGGGCACCGGAGGAGGGGGTTAACTGTCAGGTTTTTTTCGAAATTACGCACGTTAGGGGGGGTGGGTAGATGGCTGTTAGTATTGTGAGGTTAAAAGAACAGCTCATGAATAGTATCGATATTACAGATTTAGTCGAAGTTGAAAAAGTAGAAAGATATATTGATCTGGTCAAAGCATTTAGAAAAATAAATAAAACCATTAATAAAGAAGGCGAGTCTGTAACAGTAAAAAATGGTTCCCAAGTTTTTGTTAAAGCCCACCCTCTTATAAGTGAGAGGAATAAAATTAACAGTTCATTAATTGCTTTAGGAAGAGATATAAAATTTGTTCCTAAAGTTGGTGCTTCTAATACGGGATACAGTCCAAGTGATTTAATATGATTAGGCAAAAGTATGTAGATGAATACATTGAACTTTATAGAAGTGGAAAAATAAAGTTTAATAAAGAAAGAGAACTGTTAATTGACTATCTAGAAAAATATGTTTTGAACAGAGACGATTTGTATTTTGATGATGAAATGATTGAGAAGTGTATTCGCTTTGGAGAGAAATGGTACTTTCCGTTACAGTCATTTCAGAAATTCTTAATAGCATTCGTTTTTTTATTTTACAAGAAAAATGGTCGCGTATTTTATCGTAAGTTCCTATGGATGCTTGGACGTGGTGGTGGTAAAAACGGATTAATATCAGTCATTATTCATTTTTTAATTAGTGAAATGCATGGTATCCCGGAGTATAACATTTCTGTTGTTGCAAACAGTGAAGAGCAGGCAAAAACAAGCCCAGATGAGGTTCATAAATGTGTTAAACGTAATGAAATATTACAACGAGCATTTAAGACAACCTTAACCCAAACTGTGTCTAAAGCTACAGGAAGTGTATTAAAGTTTAGAACATCAAACGGAGATACAAAAGATGGTTTACGTGATGGTGCAGTCGTATTTGATGAAATACATCAATATGAAAGTAATAAAGATGTTCGAGTACACATTAGTGGTTTAGGGAAAAAGAAAAATCCACGTGAATTTTACATAGGTACAGATGGATATGTTCGTGATGGTTTCTTAGATAAACAAAAAGAAAAAGCAATGAAGGTATTAAATGGTGAAGCGCGTCCGAATGCTATTTTCCCGTTCATTTGCAAATTGAATGATGAAAAAGAAGTTGATGATCCGGATAATTGGGAAATGGCAAACCCAATGTTATCTCAGCCGTTAAGTGAGTATGCTGAAGGCTTGCTCGAAACAATAAAAGAAGAGTACGAGGATTTGGAGGACGATCCTAGTAACCGAGAAGAGTTCATGACAAAGCGAATGAACTTACCTGTTACAAATTTAGAACGATCTGTTGCGAAATGGTCAGAAATCCTTGCTACAAATCGTCCTTTCCCTGATTTATATGCCCAAGAATGCATAGGAGCTTTAGACTTTGCAAGTATTCGGGACTTTGCAGCATGTGGTCTTTTATTTAGACAAAATGGTGAATATATCTTTAAAACTCATTCCTTCGTACGAAAAGAATTTGTTGATATCTATTACGGGTATTCTAAAAAAGCAGGCGAGTTCAAGAAACAAAAATTCGCTCCAATCAAAGAGTGGGAAGAGCAAGGACTACTAACAGTTGTGGATGAACCGACTATTAATCCTCAGCACATTGTTGATTGGTTTGTAGAAATGCGTGAACAATATGGGATTAAAAAGATTATAGCTGATAACTTCAGAATGGAAGCAATAAGACCATTATTGGTAGCAGAAGGATTTGAAATAGAGGTTATACGAAACCCGAAAGCAATTCATAGTTTGTTAGCTCCACGTATTGAAATGGCGTTTGCAAATAAACAAATTGTTTTTGATGATAATCCGCTAATGCGTTGGTATACACAAAATGTATTGGTTGTTATCAAAAGTGATGGAAATAAAATATACGAAAAGAAAGAGCCTGTTCGTAGAAAAACAGATGGGTTCCAATGTTTTGTTCATGCTCTTTATCGGGCGGATGAGATACAAGAAGCAACTGACTTTGTTATAGGTAACATTAAATTCTAATAAAGGGGGTGATAATCATTGGATGGTTAGGTTCAGTATTTAAAAGAAATAAAGAATTAGAATTCATGCTGGATCTGGACATAATAACTGATACAGCAAACAGACTTCATATGAAACGATTGGCGATTGATACATGCGTTTCATTTTTAGGAAGAACAATTAGTCAATCTGAATTTAGAGTAAGAAATGGTAAAGCATTTAAGAAGGATGAGCTTTATTATCGATTAAATGTAAGACCAAACAAGAATATGACCGCAAGTACCTTTTGGGAAAGGTTTGTTCGCAAACTTATTTATGATAATGAGTGTTTAGTCATACAAGCAGATGATGGTGATTTACTTATTGCAGATGGATTCCAACATAATGAGTATGCTGTGTTTGAAGATACCTTTACTGATGTAAGGGTAAAAGATTATACGTTTAAGAGAAGTTTTAAGCAAAGCGAAGTTATTCATTTGAAGTATCGGAATGATAAATTATCTCCACTTATTGATGGATTGTTTGCAGATTACGGTGATTTATTTGGTAGGATACTAAACTCACAGAAACGTAAAAATCAAGTTCGTGGCACGGTTGATATGGATATGATTGGTGCTAAAACTGAGGAACAAATAGCAAAGCTACAAGAGTTTATAGACAATATGTATAAGTCAATCGGTTCAAAAGATATAGCTATTGTTCCACAGCAAAAAGGTATTAATTATAACGAGATATACAATGGTGTTGCAAATGGTCCAAGTGTGGAAGAAATCAATAAAGTAACAAATGGTTTCTTGAATCAAGTAGCTATGGCAATTGGTATTCCTATAGCTCTGATATATGGAGAAATGGCTGATGTAGAAAAACAAACGAAAAATTATATGCTTTTCACAGTACGACCATTATTAAAAAAGCTATCTGACGAAGCGAACGTTAAATTCTTTGAAATGAGTGAATATCTTTTAGGACGAAAAATTGAGGTTAAGGCTGTTTCCTATCAAAGTATATTTGATCTTGCGATAAGTATTGATAAACTCATTTCTTCAAGTGCATTTACAGGAAATGAAATTCGTTCAGAAGTAGATTATGAGGAGTCGGATGATCCAAATCTAAATATCCATCATATTACGAAGAACTACACAAAATTAAATGAATCTGAAGGGGGTGAGAAATGATGGAGCATGTGAATATGAATAAGCTTTTGAACTTAAAACGAGATATTCGTTTTGAAGCTAAAGGTGAAAATGAATACAAATTAACTGTTTATGGGTCAATTGGTGGATGGTTTAGTGAAAACAATGCTGAAGCAGTAAGAAGAAAAATTCAAGATGTTAAAGCAGAAAAAATTCACGTTCATATTAATTCGGGTGGAGGTTCCGCTTTTGATGGTGTAGCAATTTGTAATCAATTAAAGCAGCATAGTGCAGAAATTATAGTTCATATTGATGGTTGGGCAGCTAGTGCCGCGTCTGTAATTGCAATGGCAGGTGATAAAATCATTATGCCTAGTAATACTATGATGATGATTCATCAAGCAAGTACCTTTGAATATGGAAATGCAGATTTATTTGAAAAAACAGCACGAGATTTACGAAAGATTGATTCAGCTTTAGCAGCATCTTATAAAAAACGTTTTGTTGGGACAGACGAAGAATTAAAACAACTTTTAAAAGATGAAACTTGGCTAACAGCAGAAGAAGCGGTTGCTCTTGGTTTAGCTGATGAAATTGCTGATGAAATTGAAATTGATGATACGCAAGAAGATGAAGAAGTGGAAGTTGTAGAAAATTTTAAAGAAGATTTAGTAGCTAAGTATATGAAACAACCAAATAATCAAAATCCCAAAGAGCCTATTCAAGAGCCTGTTCATACAAAACAGAATCTGAGTACGCTCTTTTTAACTTTAGGAGGAAAATAAAATATGGTTATTAAGTTTAATAATTTTGAAGAGAAGAAACTAGCTTTCGCGAAAGCAACACAAGAAGGTACAGCGGAAGAACAATCAGCAGCGTTAAATTCCATGATTGAAGCACTTGCTACAGATGTTCGTTCAGATATTTTAAATCAAGTGAATGAATCAATGGTAGATCGTTCTATTATGCAATCTCGCGGTGCTAATGTACTAACAAGTGAAGAAATGAAGTTCTTTAATGCTGTTGTTGAAGATGGTGGTTTTAAATCTACTGAAACTTTACCTAAGACAACACAAGAGAGAATTTTTGATGATTTAGTTCAAGGACATCCGTTACTAGAGCATATCGGTTTAGAGAATTTAGGAGCCGTGACAGAATTTATTTATGGAGATCCAGAGGGTGCAGCTGTATGGGGACCGTTATTTGGTGATATTAAAGGGCAATTAAATGCTACATTCCGAAAAGAATCAATTACTCAACTGAAATTAACAGCATTTATTCCATTAGCAAATGATATGTTGAAGCTTGGCCCAGTATGGGTGGAACGATATGTTCGTACAATGATTACAGAAGCAATGTCAGTAGGTTTAGAACGTGGTTTTGTAGCTGGTACGGGTAAAAATGAACCTATCGGATTATTAAAAGACCCTAGCGGAAGTGTTACGAATGGAGTATATCCAGATAAAAAAGTTGCTGGAACTTTAACTTTTGAGCCTGGTCGCAAAACAATTAATGAACTAAAAGGCGTGGTCAAATTATTGGCTAAAAAATTAAATCCTGATGGTAAAACAGATGCAGATCGACCAAAAAATATTGCTGGTAAAGTAGTTATGGTAACAAATCCATTCGATACTTTTGATATTCAAGCAAATGCTACGATTCAAAATGCGGCAGGTGTATATGTAACGAGCTTACCTTTTAATCCAATCCCAACAGAATCTGTATTTGTACCTCAAGGACAAGTGGTTTTCTTTGTTAAAGGAGAATACATTGCAGCGATGGGTGGAACAGAGCCAATCAAAAAGTATGAAGAAACATTAGCTTTAGAAGATGCAACTGTTTATATTGCTAAACAATATGCTACAGGTAAACCGAAGGATAAATACACTTCACAAGTTTATACACTAAAGCTTGAAGAAGTAACTCCACCAACACAAGGATGATGTGAATGAATACAGTAATTTCGAATGAAATATTACAGCAATTTAAGGATAGGATGCACTTAGGAGATGAGGAAGATGATAACCTAAAGCGCATCCTTTCTACGTCTAACAAGGCATTACTTAGGGTCTGTGGGAATTATGATTTAAATAAAGACGAGGAGTTCAAAGAATTAGTCTTTGAACGTTCTCGTTATGTCTATAACGATGCATTAGAGTATTTTGACAAGAATTTTTTAAGTCAGATTAATAGGTTAGGTATCGATAAAGCATTAGAAGAAATTAAATTGGACGGTGATTAATATGCGTCCTTTTCAGTACAAGAAACCACTGAATACAGGTGATTGTAGAAATCGAATTATCATTGAGCAACCTGAAGTAATAAAAGATGATTTGAATCAAGAAGTTGAAACAGGTAATTGGCAAGAAGTAAAAAAAGCATGGGCAATGATAAAAACAGTAAAAGGTTCAGAGTACATTGAAGCTTCAGCATCACAATCTACACGAATTTATCGGTTTGTGATGCCTTATACAACAGGTATTACAGAATTAATGCGAATCAATATGAAAGGTCGTATCTTTGACATTATCGAACCGCCAATGAATGATGATGAAATGTATCAAACATTGACTATTATCGCAAAGGAGCATGTTTAATATGAACGATTTTGCGAGCGAACTTGCTAGAGAATTACAAAGATATGCAAATGTTGTAGAAGAAGAATTACTGAAAGCGCAAGAAGAAGTTTCTGATGTTGCTGTGGAAAAATTAAAGCAGAAAAGTCCTAAAAAAACAGGTGCATATCGTAAAGGTTGGCGTAAGAAAAAAGAAGGTAATGGTGTTGTTATCCATAATACTCAAGGACAATTAACACATCTTTTAGAAAAAGGACATGCGAAAGCTGGCGGGGGGCGTGTTCCGGCAAAGGTGCATATCCGTCCAGTTGAAGAGTATGTAATTGATGAATTGCCAAGACGTATCGAAAGGGCGGTTCAGCAATGACATTAGGTGAATTAACGAAAATTCTTGAAGCTACAGGTTATCCTGTGGCTTATTCGCATTTCACAGCAACGCCGACCAAGCCAGTTCCAGCGCCACCTTATATATGTTTCCTTGTGGATGGATCAGCAAATTTAATGGCTGATAACAAGGCTTATCACAAAATAAATGATGTAAATATTGAGCTTTACACAACTAAAAAAAACTTAGTTGCAGAAGCCAAACTTGAAAAAGTACTAGACGATCATGAGATTCCTTATGACTCACCGATTGAAGGGATTATTGAATCTGAAAATATGTATCAGAAAATATATGAAATGAGGTTGATATAAATGAATAAAGAAAATAAAGTTACGTTTGGTTTAAAGAATGTACATTATGTCCCATTTGATACTCAAGATTTTTTAGTAAAGTTTGCGACACCGATTCCATTGCCTGGTGGGGTGGAACTAACATTTGAACCACGTGGTGATTTAATTGAATTCTATGCGGATGACATGCTTTATTACGCAGCAAGTAATAACCAAGGTTACGATGGAACGCTATCCATTGCGACTATTCCGGAACAATTTGCTATTGATGCATTAGGTGAGCAGTTAGATGAAACCGACGGTGTATTAAATGAATTAGCTGATGCGAAAGGGAAGCCATTTGCACTACTATTTGAATTCGATGGCGATGTAAACGCGACTCGACATGTTATGTATAACTGTGCAGCAAGCCGTCCAACAATTGCATCTAAAACAAAAACAAATTCAGCTGAACCAAATACAAATGAACTGAAGTTTGTTTCTAGTCCAATCGTTTTAGCTCCTGGTGGAAGACCTATGGTTAAAACAAAAACAACATCTAAAACAACTCAAGCGATTTATGATAATTGGTACAAAGAAGTGTACGTTAAAAAACCAGCAGCACCAAAAGGAGCGTAATAGTAAATGGAAAAGACAATTACAGTAGATGGTCAAGACATTCGTTTAAAAAGTACAGGAGGGACACCAGTCCGATTTAAAGCGCAATTTGGAAAGGATTATTTCGCACAACTTCTTAAGTTAGCACCACTTGGGAAAATTAATATGGAGAATCTAGATCCAAGTACGTTAGATAATGTGGATTTTGAAGTGTTTTATAATCTCGTTTGGACTATGGCGAAAACGGCTGATCCAAAGATACCAGAGCCGATGGTATGGTTAGATTCATTTGATGAATTTCCAATCATAGAAATCTTAGAAGATATTCAAGATATGATAGCTTCCACAATTCAATCTAAAAAAAAGTTGTAGATAGCAATAATAATAGTCAACAAGGAGCGAATCAGGGTGATGTGTTCACCACTGAGACGTTCCTTGTTTTGTGTTATAAATGCAAACTTACAAAAGCGGATTTAGAAGATATGACAATTGGTATGTGCCTTGATTATATCGATGAATATTTAGAAATGCAGAAGCCACCACAAGAAAAAACACGGAAAGCAACGCAAGCAGACTTTAATAGTTTCTAAAGAAGAGAGGTGAGAAAATGGCAGGGAAAATTAAAGGAATTACGATAGAAATTGGTGGAAATACAGAGCCGTTACAAAATGCTTTAAAAGATGTAAATAAACGAAGTAATGATTTAACCAAAGAATTAAAAGATGTTGAACGTCTTTTGAAATTTAATCCAGGTAATGTTGAAGCATTAGCACAAAAACAACAATTACTTACACAAGCAATTGAAAATACAACACAAAAGCTAGATAAATTGAAGGCAGCAGAACAACAGGTACAAGCTCAGTTTCAAAACGGAAAGATTTCTGAAGAACAATATCGTGCGTTTAGGCGTGAAATTGAATTTACAGAAGGGTCACTTAATGGTCTGAAAAATAAGCTTGGAAATATGAAGGCTGAACAAGACAGCGTAGCAAGTTCAACAAGGCAATTGGAAACATTATTTAGAGCTACAGGTAAAAGTGTTGATGATTTTGCAGGAGCGTTAGGAAATCGTCTTGTGAATGCAATTAAAAGTGGTACGGCTACCAGTAGGCAGTTAGATCAAGCGATTGGTCTTATTGGCCGTGAAGCATTGGGAGCGGAAGCTGATATTGAAAAGTTACAACGTGCGCTTCGTTCTGTTGATGATGGTAATTCAATACAACAAGTTCGAAATGATTTAAGGGACCTTTCGCGTGAAGCTGAAAGAGCAGGAAAAAGCTTCAAAGAATTAGATATCGGTTTAGAAAATATGTTAGGTGGAGCGATGGCCGCTGGGGGCATCTCAGGTGTAATTGAAAAGGCTCTTGATACGTCAAAATTAAAAACGAAAATTGATGTAACTTTTGAAGTACCAGCATCATCTAAGAAATCAGTTGAACAAGCTGTACGAGGAATTGAAGCTTATGGTGTAGATGTGGAAGAAGCGCTGGAAGGTACACGTAGACAATGGGCTTTAAATAAAACCGTAAGCGATACAGCTAATACGTCAATCGTAAAAGGTGCAGCAGCAATTACTACAGCTTATGCTGGTATTGATTTTACTGAGTTAATTCAAGAATCGAATGAAATTGGGAATGAATTAGGAATAACTAATGAAAGTGCACTAGTATTAACAAATTCTCTTTTAAAAATGGGATTCCCACCTGAGCAATTAGATATTATCGCTGAATATGGCGGTCAATTAACGCGAGCTGGTTATACAGCTGAAGAAGTACAAGCAATTATGGCAGCGGGTGTTGATACAGGAACTTGGAATATCGATAACTTATTAGATGGACTGAAAGAAGGGCGTATCAAAGCAGCTGAATTTGGGCAGGGTGTCGATAAGTCGATGAAAGAAGCTCTGGAAGGCACAAAAATTTCTGCTGATCAGTTAGAAAAATGGGGGCAATCTGTAGCAAAAGGTGGTAAAGAAGGCTCAACCGCTATGACAAGTATCGCTAAAGCTTTAAATGAAGTTGAAAATGAAACAAAGCGAAATGAGATTGGTGTAAAACTTTTCGGTAGATGATAAATTGTGCCGAAGTAAAATCGCGGTATGAAGCAAGAAGGGTGAGATTCCTGACTTGAACCGAAGGCTATACGAAGTATAGTCAGGGGCAGAGCATAGAGGGTGAAAAGATATAATCCCTCCACGAGACCGCGACACTTATTAGTGAAAACGTATGCCGAGCTTGCATTAATAGGAAGTGCAAGAAGTAGAGGATAAAAAACCTTTACGATAACAAAATGACAATGTTTGAAGATCAAGGACAAAACATTATAGATACATTGTTAAATGCTCAAGGTAAAGTTATAGATTTAAACGTGAGTCAAGAAGAGTTAAATGCAATGATTAAGAAAATGGATGCAAGTCCAGCTGTAAAGTTCCAAAAAGCAATGGGTGACTTAAAAATGGCACTTGAGCCACTTTTGGGTATTGTAGCTAATATTATTGGAGCTTTTGCAAGTTGGGTTTCAGCGCATCCAGCATTAGCCGCAGCTTTAACAACTGTTGCTGTAGCATTAGGGATTTTAATTGGAGCTTGCATGGCTCTAGCCCCGGTATTTGTCACCTTATCCAGTATAGCTGGAATAGCGGGTGTAAGTATTGGGGCTGTTGCTGGTCCAGTTGCATTAGTGGTAGGAGGATTTATAGCCGCCACCGCAGCTATAGTTGGATTGGTAATCGGAATTAAAAAGTTGTGGCAAACAAATGAAGGTTTTAAAAACAGTATTTCTGGCGTGATAAGCGGTATACAGAGCTTTATAGATATACTCGTTTCATTAGGTAAATACTTATTCTGGACGGCCGCAGACGGTGATCACTTAAATGATTGGATTACACATTTGCCAAAAGGATTCCAAGATGCAGCTGAAATGATAGGATTAGCGGTTAGTAAAATACGCGAAGCATGTCTTCAACTTTTTGATGCTATAAAAGCAGTATTTTCAGGAGATTTTAGCCAATTAGGAGAGATTTTTAAGACAATTGGTCCTTCTATAGCGGGGGCAATTATTGGTGGGCTTCCTGGTGTTCTCATCTCAGTATCTCGTTATTTGCCAGCGATAGCAGAGTATTTGAATGCAAACTCCGGAATTATTCTTGAAACCATAACAAATATATTTACCAATATAGCTAATTTCGTAACAACAGCATTACCGCAATTTCTTGAAGTCGGATCTCAAATGATTTCAAGTTTTGTAAATGGTTTGGTTGTAGCGGCTCCAATTATCCTGGAAGCCTTAGTTGGAATCATTAATACAATTTCACAAATGATTGCAACTTATCTTCCTATGATTGTGCAAACGGGAATACAAATTATTCAAACCTTAATTTCTGGAATTGTACAGGTCTTACCAGCGCTTATAGAGACAGGGCTTCAGTTAATTATGACTTTAATTAATGGAATTATGCAGATGATTCCACAATTAATCCCAATAGCTGTAACGATTATTGAGACCATTATTAATGGGATTATGTCGTTTTTACCTCAGTTAATTGAAATAGGAATAAATTTATTAGTTTCGTTAATCACAGGTATTACACAAGCTTTACCTATGATCGCTTTAGCGATTATTACAGTCATTACAACTTTGATTGAAGCAATTACATCAAATCTTCCACAGGTTATTGAAGCTGGTGTTAAAGTTTTAATTAGTTTAATAGATGGAATCATTAAAATGCTACCGCAATTAATAGATTTAGCGATAAATCTTATAACGAAAATAGCAGATACATTACTAGCAAACTTACCCAAAATAATTGAATCTGGTATAAAAATTCTAATGGCTATTATCGATGGGATTGTAAAAGTCTTACCGCAACTTATTAATGCAGCCTTAGATTTAATTGTTAAAATAGCATCTACATTAATCGCTAACTTGCCAAAAATCCTTGAAGCTGGTATTAAAATATTGCTTATGTTAATTGCGGGGATTGTCCAAGTCTTACCACAGTTAATCGGGGCAGCTCTTAATCTTATTATCACTTTAGCAGGGGAATTAATTAGAAACTTGCCAAAGATACTTGAAGCTGGTGTTCAATTGATTTGGGCTTTAATAAAAGGGATTGTAAGCATGGTAGGACAATTAGGCTCTACAATCGTAACAGATATTATACCGAAGATTGTTGATACTTTAAGAAAAGTTGATTTAATTAAAATAGGAAAAGACATTATAAGTGGTCTGATTGATGGTCTTGGTAGTATGGCCGGAAAAGTAATGGACAAAGTTAAATCAATTGGTAACAGCATTTTAGATGGTTTTACTGGATTCTTTGATATCCATAGTCCATCACGTGTGATGCGTGATAAAGTTGGTAAACACATTGGTAGTGGTCTTGCAGTCGGTATTCAACAATCTTCAGGTGTAGTTCTTCAAGTAGTTCAAGATTTATCAAATTCTGTATTTGGTATTCTAGAAAACACCTTAAATGCATTTAATCGTTCAAATATGAATGGAATGATGAATAATAATCCTCTTCGAAGTTATTTTGAAGCAATTTTATATGATGGAGATTACTTAAATGATTGGATTACTCATTTACCAGTCGATATGAGAGATGCATTAAAATTAGTAGGTAAAGAATTAGAAGAATTCACTATTGATGGAGTTGAAGACGATAGTCCTATTGCACGTTACATTCGTAGCATACTAGAGGGTGGAAACCCAGCCCAAGAGATATTACAAGAATTTAACGATTCGAATAAGTGGTTAGAAATCGGTAAAAAAATAGCTGGATTTAGAGAACAAATTTTTAAAGACTTCTATAATGATCCTAATTTAAATCCCAATAAAGATAACATGTTATCCTCCGCATTTGAAAACATCTTTAATACTGTAAATAGTACTTTTAAACAGTTTAGTCAAATGGGTAACAGAGCTGGGAAAAGTATTGGGGATGGACTTGCAGAGGGAATGAAGAATTCAATAGGGATGATTAATCAAGCTTCTAAAACAATGAGTGCAGCGGCAGTACCAACAGTTAATGTAGGTAATTTAGGAGCTCAAGCTCATGGATTGTATCAAACTCAAGGCATAAATGGTGAATTTGCAGTCGCAGGTGGTGGATTAGCAATTGAAGTACCTGTTAATTTAGATGGACGAGAAGTTGCACGTGGTACTTATCGATATACAACTGAATATCAAGATAGAGAAAACAAGAGAAACTCAGCCTTTTAGGTTTGGGTTTCTTTTATTTTATAAAGAAACGGGGTGTCAAAATGAGCTCTTTTACATTCAACAATCAACGAAAAGAATATATCCAAATAGAAAAAGGATGGAGCCCGCCAACATGGGCACCTCTAAAACGGAATTTTTTTAAAACACCTGGATATCCTGGTGCAAGATTATTAGGAACAGAAACGGACCCTCGTCCACTCCCTGTCCCTGTAGGAATTATCGTTCCAGATGGAACAGATTTAGAAACGTTAAAAGAAGAAATAGCGTCATGGTTAATTACTGAACAAGCAGCCGAGCTAAC